CAGTGGTTCAGTTGCTTGACAGAATGCGATTCTAAAATCGTCCGTCACGAGTGGGATAAAGTCCATCTATTCATTTAAGATTACCTTACCCGCGATCTTACTTAGGCGTTCTTGTTCCATTTCGATTCGATGTTTTTCTGAACTAACATCCAGGTAAATACGTCTCGGGGCATCCCATACGGCAGTCTTTACCCATATACACAAGTTTTCTATATAATCTGGTGTCATTGAAAAAATGGTTCTGTAGATGGCTTTAATGTACATTTAATTGTAACTTATATTTTATTTTTTTATATTCTCCTTTCTAATACCTATACTTGGTCTCCCATCATATTTATACTTTTCTGCGTAAGGTCCGTCTGCGTTCACGTAATGTAAAAATACTTGAATATGAAATGAATTTTCACCTGCATCAAGTTTTCTTCGTTCGTGTTCGTGTTTACAACCCCTATATAGAATGGCTTCGCCTATTTCCGCAGATATAGGTACATGATTCATAATCAAGGGCCATCTGTAATCTTCGTCGGCATCGGTATAATGATAACCGAGTGTTAAACTCAATGATACCTCACAAGATGGGCGATCCCTGTGAGGGAGAAGAACATGGCCATTCTTATAAATTCTATAGTATGAATATGTTGGAATAAGTTTTAACTCACTATGTTTTTCTGCGACTGGTTTTAAAAACTGTAAAATACTTTCCATCAATGAGTCTCCGTAAACTCCATGTGTTCCCTCTGCCCGCGACGCATATGAGTTCGGTTCATATCTGTTAAATTGTTTGATATGTTTACCATCGACATCATTCATTTGTTCATATAAAGCATATTGTGTAGCTAGTTCACAGGTTTCCTTTGATAGCGCATTTTTGATTCGCACGTACCCCTTCTCCACAAATGTCATTTATATACATTTTACCCTATTTTTTATATTGTCATAATTCAGAATGTCATTAGAGGATATACCCAAAAAGGTTCAGTACCTCACAATAGATTCAAACTTTGTCACTGGTACAAATAATACATTTTCTTTGGATCTTCAACTTGAATCAAATACACATGTCGAGGATATGAGTCGCGTCCTAGGTATCAAGATGGTTGACTTCTATATAACGCAAGTCGGATTTGCGGGTGGTTCGGGCACCGACATACCCAAATATGTCGATATTGTATGCCCCGATATTCCTAAAGTAGCTCAAATCTTAGATGAGAGAAATGGACAGATTTTAGCTAGAGTTCCACTCGAGAGACATTTTACGGCAAATTCAACGTCCGTACTTCGTGATAAACAATGGAAGAGATTTAATCAAAAAACAAATTACTTTAACCCAATCTCAATACAAAAATTAAATTTTCAAATTTTTGAAGAACAGGATGATGGTGATTATGTAACACTCAACCCAGATTCAAAGTGGTATATGATTCTTGAGATTACAACAGTCGACGTAAAAGAAAAACCCAGGGAACGAGATCTACAGCAAATACTGACCGCACTTAATCGTCTGGTCGATCGAGTCGAACCAAAGACTCCCCTGGGTGAGCCATCAATAAGTATCCCCGAAGATGTGGGGGATTCTTATAAATGGAAAGAGTATATCTCCATTGGAGTTATTGTTCTTAGTGGAATAATTCTTCTGTACCTGATGAAGCGACGCCCAAAACTTAGCGAGTAATCGCGAAGACTGGTTGCGCTGGCTTGGAGACACGAGTGGAGACACTGGAGACGACCAAGTAGACCGCGATGGACAACAAGGTAGTCAAGATAGCAGTGAGAGTGTACTGGGCGCCGCCGTTCTTTGGCACCTTGATCAACTGCTGGATAACCCAGCGGACCAAGTCCATCCAGCTCATCGCCGCAGCGAAGCTAAAGCCCGCAACAATCGCGTTGAGGGATTGAGTTTCCAATTCTTGGGTAACGAGGTTAACAGTATTGAGGGCTTGGGCGGTCATGTCAGCCATGGTATGTTTTATATTATACATTATATAATATTTTCACTCTGGTAATAATTCCTCTTTGTGTACAATTTTTTTATATTTAGGTTTTCTGACAATTTGTGATTTTGCAAATATCTGCTCTTCTTCGTCATCAGAATCTCCATCAGAACTACTTCCCGAATCATCGTCACCTGTAACTTTGAATGACTTATATTCAGAAATTGTCCATCCCTCCGGCTCCGATGTACTCATTACTATTAATAGCATTTTTTAACATCTCTTCTACCGGGCTTTGTGGGACCCACTCTTCCCATCGATCGTATGCATCATTCATCTGCGTGAAAGTCTGATTATTACCCGAATATCTCACAAATGCTGGACATTCTCCTGGTGAAACCTCTTCAAGCTCATCCTCGTCCGAAGACTCTTCATCGTAAATATCCGGGAAGAGGGAACCGATGTTCTGACCGACTGTATACATCGCACAATACTTAATTGCGTATTCCATATCCTCTGAAAGTATCGTATCGCGATCACAAGCCTTGCAGTATTCGGCCGCCAGTACCATACTTCTCTCAACAACAGGAATGAGTATCCCCATCAAGGCCTGTTGCTGTGACGCCTCGTATTCTCCTGAAGATTCACCGAAACCAGTTTTCATCGTCTTTACTAATATTTCAAATTAAAAAGAGTTCCAGTAATTCCCTCACTTATACGAAGGATGTTGTGACTCACGGCGTACACTCTAACTTGTCTTGAATAATTGGCGCAGGGTGTCAGACTTAGGTTAAGTATCTGTTCTTTCACAAGACTAAAATTGATCTGACCGGTTGGGTACCACTTCTCTGGCTGAAGCGCAAAACTATATGAATAGAATCGCCTTATGAGTTGTGTCTTGCTGTGATGGATGGCTGCCTGAACAGCCTTAAGAAATATAACATTGCCAGTCTCTTCTGTAATAATTGGCTGACCGTCAAGATCAAGTGTAAGGTGATCAAGGTTTTCATAAAGAATATACTTTCCCCCTGTGTCTGCGAGTGTATTATCATAATCAAATGGCGTTATAAATTGGTGTTCGCCAACTCCCGTATCACCCTGTCTCTGAATCACAAAATAGAGTTCCTTCACTGGATTGTAAAAATCTAATTTGAATTGGGCGTTCTGTACACCCTGATCAATATCAAATACATTTTGTTGAAGTTGTGTAATGATATAATCCTTCGTCTTTTCATTCTCAATTTTGATTCTTTCACAAGGATCAATAAAAGCAGCTTCCGCACATAACGAAAAGTTTTTGAGATGAATACTACCAGGCGTTACGGGTTGAAGTTCTCCAGTTGTACCCTTTATAATGAGATGATCGTGATTTCGTATCTTAATTTCAACTTCAACTTCCTGTTTTGTAATGGCGCAGAGAGGTAGTGCCAGTTCTGGGTTGTTGTAAAAATAAAATGGAAGATCGACAAAGAATTCGTCTTCCGTGTCTGCCCTCCCAATATTACCTAATATGTCCTTGTCCGAAACTCTTGTATCAATCGTTCGTTCGGGATATTTTCCCACGAGATGTTTTAAAGCTCTCTGTTTTGTTTGTGTAACAAAGTGTTCTGAATATATCTGAAGATAATCACCTGTAAGTCTCTGTACAACTTTTCCACCTATAATGAGATCGGCGTATTCGATAAGAGCATGACCAATAGACTCTATAAATCTTGGGTCGTTATACAATACAGTTGAAATGGCCGGCAACTTAATTTTTACACTAAGTGTTAATATCAAATCGCCAGTGTTTTGAGCTACTCTGAATCTTGCCTTGCCACCAAAATCTGCGACATTCTCTGATTCTATGTCTATATATTCTCTTGCAAAGTTCGAATGTTTCTTAAAACTTTGCAAAAAGTATGTATAGTCTGGGTCCACGGTAAAATACCTGTCTTGGACACCTGATGCCAAGAGCTGAACAACACCAGCCATTACTATTATAGCATTCTAAAATTTTAAACCAGCTAACCCGTGATGAACTCTAAGTATGTTATAATTTACAGCGTACACTCTGGTATTATTGTCATCGCTGTTATTTATTGGATCTATCTTGATTGTGAGTAACTTGTGAAATATACGACTCATATTAACCTGCCCAGTTGGATAATAAACTTCTGGTTTTAAGGCAAAACTATACATCCCAAACTCCGATTGCTTATGTGCCTGATTGGCTACATATTCCGGTGGACTAATATGATGTTTAAGAGATTGTTCGTATACAATAAACTTTCTTCCTCTATCAAAAACAACCTCATTATTGAATTGAAGTTTTACATTTGTTAGGATATTATATCTATTTGGATGATTTGCTCTAACAGCCGCCTCAGATTGTGAAACAAAGAAGAGTTCCCTCACCGGGTGTGAAAAGTTGAGCATCACCGACTTTGTATTTTCACCGGCTTTCATAACGAATTTGGACATTTGTACTTGGGTCACGACATAATCAAGTGGTCTGGACATCATGTAGTTTCTCTCATTGTCGGTAAGAAACACAAATTCTGTATCGAGTGAAATCTTTTTGAGGTTTGCTGAGGCAGTTTGTGGATTATTACCACTCACAAGTTCGGGGAGGGGTCTCAATTTTATCCGAACTTCAACAACCTGTTTGGTGAGGGCACACGTTGGAATAGCCAGACTCGGATTACGATAAAACCAAAATGGAAGATCCATAAAGTATGTATAATCGCCCGTGTATGCGATTGTATGACCATGTCCATTTAGAAAGTATACAGTCTGATCTATATCATCGTCTGTATTGTGAAGCTGTTGGTGAATGTATATATATTCACCTGTAATTTTTTGAATAGACTGTCCACCAATCAAAAGTTCAGCACTCTCCACAAGGTGTGATAGAATAGATGGGCACCATTCATGCACAGTAGATGGGTCGTCAAGGGTTACTTTCAAAGTCAGGTTTTTTATGAGATCTCCTCTGTCATTTGGAACACGGCAGGTAACGGTTTTACCAAATGTAGCGTCTCCATCAAATTGACTTTCAATATAATTTATGGAAAACTTTGTATGCCTTCTAAAATTCATCAGGAAATATGAAAATTGTGGATCTCCTGTAAGCCATTGGTCTTGGACTCCAGTGGCTGCAAGTCTTAGACGACCAGACATTCCTACTCTATGTGAGTAAAATTTTGCTAAATAAAACGAGACACTACTGTAGAATGAATCTTCAATTGAGGAAATTCAAACCCGAGGCTATGTCAGATGATAGAGTCTGTGTGTTTATCGGAAAGCGTAAC